GAGTTGGAAGGGGCTGCTGGCAACAAAGAGTCGCAGCAGCAAACCTAGCCAATCTGCGCGGCGGGCACTTGGTCGGCGCCGGATGCTGGTAGTCGCCTATTCAGTGCGCCGCGCCTCTTGAGCTTGAGAGCCGGCTGCTCAATGATTTTCCAAGACGCATACGCAATTATGAGCGTGATTACAAAAGTGCCGGCGAACAGTGGCGCAACGTGCAGATTGATTCCTTTGCTCACGCAGAGATAAATCAGCACCTGAGCGACGGGCCATCCATAGAGGTATATGCCATAAGAGATGTCGTTTTTGATCTTGAGCACTGGCCTCAAATCTTTCCCGACGAACAGCACCGCGATCGGGAAGCATGCCAAGAAAACGATGCGCTGTATCTCAGTACCCGAAATGGATGGCCCCCACAGAAACAAGACGTGATCCCTAGCGAACTCGGTCAGCATGGAAAATGCTGCCGGGCTGGCAGAAACAGCCAGCGCGATCACGGCTGGAATGCCACACGCCGTCAGGTTGACGCGATCCACGATCGTTCGAAGAAACGCGCCGAAAAGGAAGCACATCAACATCGGCGCGATCACCAAATAGCCTGCGCTCATATTGCTCGTATTGGTCAAGTAGACCATCCAGGCAGCAGCAAAAAACGCTGGCATGGATGCCGACGAGAGAACGCCTATCAACCCTAGTGCAGCAACACCCGCATAACACAAAGCCTCCCAATTGAGCGTCCAAACCGGGCCATTTGAGAGGTATGGAACGGGGTTCGCGCGAAAGTGATCGCAGGCGAATGCCGCAAGTGTTGAGAGGCAGAGCGCGACCGCAACGCCCGGAACGATGCGAAGCGCTCGGTTCCATGCGAACCGGATTACCTTCGGCTCTCTCATGAAGCTGTCGCATATTAGGTATCCGCTAATAGCGAAAAATCCCTGAACTGAGATGTTTCCGATCGTTCTTCCCCAAATCGCCGGCTCGGCTACTCCTGCCAGTGCAAACGAGTGAGAGAAAACTACTGCGGACGCGAAAAACAATCGAAGCAGGTTGAAATTGTTTTCGCGCTGCTGATGGTGCTTGGTTTGCATTTTCCCTCCGAACTTTTCGCGTGATTATATCGCTTAACCTTTTCTACAAGCCGCCTCCGGGCGGCTTTTTCTTTGGATGACCGATGGATTTCAACATTCTCAACGGCTGGCTGATTCTTCTCGCGACCGGCTGCGGCGCCGTCATTTGGTGGATGTTTCGCAGTATGCACTCGCGCGTCGAGAAGTTGGAAACCGCGCATGCGGACTTCAAATTGCATTGCGCCGAGACCTTCGTAACGTCGAACACGCTCGAAAAGGCGCTCGACAACCTGAATCGGACAATCAACGCTGTATTCGCGAAGTTGGAGCGCATCGAAGACAAGCTTGATTCGAAGGCTGACAAGCCATGAACATAACGCCGGCTTTACTCGAAAACGCATGCCAGTCGATGACGGTGAACGCGGCCAAATTCGCCGCACCGCTGACCGCCGCATGCGAGCGCTACTCGATCAACACGCCGCAACGCCTCGCGGCATTTCTCGCCCAGGTCGGCCACGAATCCGGCTCGCTCGGCGCGACGTCCGAATCGTTCAATTACGCGATTCCCGCGCTGATGGCGACGTTCCCGCGCGTGATGACGTATGCGGTCGCGGTGAAGTACGGCCGGCAACCGAACGAGAAGGCGATTCCGCTCGACCGGCAAGCGCAGATTGCAAACATGGTCTACGCGAACAAGTACGGCAACGGCAACGCGGCGAGCGGTGACGGCTGGAAATATCGCGGCTCGGGCCTCGTGCAGACGACGTTCAAAGCGAACTTCGCGGACGCTGCGAAAGACATTGGCGCCGACATCGTTGCGAACCCCGACCTCGTGCGCACCGACCCGGCAACTGCGGCACTCGTCGCGGGCTTCTTCTGGATCAATCACGGCTTGAACGCGCTCGCGGACGCCGGCGAGTTCGACGCCATCACCCGGCGCATAAACCCTGCGATGGTCGGCGCCGATGCGCGCCGCGCGCGATGGGCGAAGGCGAAAGCCGCGCTCGGCATCTAATGCAACCGCCCGCCTCGCGCGGGCTTTTTTATGCACGAACACACGCAAACCGAAACGATTCACTTCTCGATCAATTATCCCGATCACCCTCCGCGCACCGAGTCGGCGCTGTTCCGAAAAACGAAGCATCACCTCGTGCATGTGCTTGATACGCCGTGTTGGGTTTGCGGCACGAAAGAGGCGCGGGAGGTTCATCACTTCAACATCGAATGGGCCGACAGCGAAGGCGTCGATTGGGAAAAGATGCGCGCGCTGCATCCCGCTTTCGACTGGTCGACGTTCAAAGAGCCGGCCGATTTCGTCGACTCCGAATACAACATGCGCGTTCTTTGCGCGCGTCATCACCGCGGCGTGAATCACGGCATCCACATGCTGCCTTATCCGATGTGGATCATGCAGAAGGTCGCGCGCGCCGACTTCGTTTTCTCTCCTGATGAGGTTCATTGATGCTGAAGAAACTCCGCGAACTCATCACCGGCGACGATAACGCGACGCTCGAACCGAGCTACGCGTTCTCCGCGCTCGCAATCCTGATCGGCCTCGGTCTCGAAATCTTTGCCGTCGTCGCTGGCAAGCCCTTCGACATGCAGGCATACGGCATCGGCGCCGGCGCGCTTCTCACCGGCCTCGGGTTCTCCGCAAAGCTCGGCAAGTAATCCCCTCCCCTCTCGCAGTCAACAGCCCGCCTCGTGCGGGCTTTTTGTTTTGGAGAAGCAATGACGATTGGTTTGTCTGCAACCGCGCGCAATGCGCGACTCGACGCGATCACGACGCAAGCCGGCGCGAACGCAAAGATCAATTTTTACACCGGCTCCCGCCCGGCGACCGGCGGCACGGCGACGACCCTGCTCGCGACCGTGACGTGCGGCGCGACGCTCGCGGCGGCATCGAGCGGCGGCGTTCTCACTTTCAGCGCAACGACTCCCGGAACCGCGGTCGCAACCGGAACCGCGACCTGGGCGCGGCTCACGACCTCGGGCGGAACGTTCGTCGCTGACATGGACGTCGGCACGGCCGGCCCGGCTGAGGTTGTCATGGCGACGACCTCGATCGTCAGCGGCGCGTCGGTCAGCATCACGTCGGGCACGCTCACCGAAGGCAACGCATAACGGGAGGTCGCAATGGCGGCTACCGTTGTCGTTGTAACAAGCGGGTCTAATTGGACGGTCCCGGCTGACTGTACGGGCACGCTCGACCTCGTTGAAGTTTGGGGCGCGGGCGCGAGCGGCAACGCTGACGCGCCGAACGGCTCGCCCGGCGGCGGATCGGGCGGCTATTCGAGCAGCGCGGGCCTCACTGGCTACACGCCTGGCGCATCGATTCCGATCGGTCTCGGTATTGGCGGCGCTTCGTCGCAAACCGGATCGGGCTTCGGCTTCAACGGCACCGGCACATTTTTCAATGGCTCGTCGGTCGCCTCGTCGGCCGTCTCGGCAAATGGCGGCTCCGCTCCCGTAAGCGGATCGTCGACAGGCGGTCTCGGTGCAACGACGACCGGCGTCAACGGCACGACAAAGCGCGCGGGCGCTGCGGGCGGCAACGGGCGCAACGTCGCGAACGGCGGCGCCGGCGGCGGTGGTGGTGCGCCTGGCCCGGACGGCGCCGGTGTTGCTGGCGTCTCCGCGACAACGAGCGCGGGCGGCGCCGGCGGTAATGGTGACGCTAGTTTAGGTGGCGCGAAGGGCACGGCGGGCGCCGCAACAGGAGTCGGCAACGGCGGCGCAGGCGCAGCGAACGCAAACGGCGGCGGCGGTGGCGGCGGTGGCGGTGGCGGCACGACCGGCTCAACGTCGAGCGGCAACAACGGCGGCGACGGCGGCTTTCCTGGCGGCGGCTCCGGTGGCGGCGGGTGGGGTTCGAGCTACGGCGGCACGGCGGCAGGCGGTCAAATCCGCATCACTTACACGCCGGCGGCGGCTCCTAGCGGCACGATCGCAGGCACGCTCTCGGGCATCACCGGCGCATTCGTCGGCGCCGAGTCGGAATCGGGCGCGCTGTCGGGTTCGCTCGCTGGCGTGAGCGGTTCGCTCTCCGGCGCGCAGACGTTCGCCGGCACGCTCGGCGGCACATTGTCGGGCGTCTCGGGCGCGATCGCGGCGGCTGAATCCGTTCCGTCGACCATCTCGGCGTCGCTTGCTGGCGTCTCCGGCGCGCTCTCCGGCGCTGAATCGATTTCCGGCTCGGTCTCCGGCTCGCTCGCGGGCGTCTCCGGCGCGGTCTCAGCGAAACAGGCGATCAGCGCGGCGCTCGGCGGCTCGCTGGCGGGCGTCGGCGGCTCGTTCGTTGCGGCGACCTTCACCGGCGCCGGCGGCGCCCTATCCGGCTCCCTGGCTGGCGTCTCGGGCGCTTTCTCCGCGTCGGTCACGCTCAATCCATCAGGCACGCTCGCCGGTTCGCTCGCTGGCGTCTCTGGTTCGCTCTCTGGTTCGGTTGTGCCGAATCCGGCTGGCGTGCTCGCTGGCGCCCTCTCCGGCGTCTCGGGCGGCATGTCTGCGGCGATCGGCATCAGTGGCGCCGCGAGCGGCACGCTCTCGGGCGTTTCTGGCGCTCTCTCGGCGCTCTCCTATGCGAACCCTTCGGCGGTCATCGGCGGGGCGCTGGCGGGCGTCTCCGCGCACATCGTCGCGGTTTCCATCGACACGAGCACGCCGGACCCGATTCGCTTGACGGTTCCGCGCGAAATCCGCTCGGCGCCGATCTCCGCAGAGTCGCGGCGCGTCGCTGCGCGGCCCGAAGTGCGGTCGGTATCCATCGGCGCCGAATCGCGGCGCTTCGTCGTTCCCGCTGAATCCCGCAAGTTCATCGCACGTTAAAAGGGTCTCATATGGGCTTTGCCTCTCCGCTGCCGCCGAAAGCTCCGGCG